AGCGGGAGATGCTGTTCTTAATTTTTTATCAGCATCATATGATAAAACATATAAATTTAATATTGATGGAGTTTCTCCAGGTAGTAAATTTGATAATTTTTCTGATTCAACATATACTTTAGCTATATTACCATAATTAGAAGGTAATGACATAGCTCTAACCATATAGTCATCTAAAGTTACTGTTCGTTGTTGAGTTGTAAATGTGCTTAAAGATTTTATTCTTATATCATCATCTGAATCACCTGCTCCTCCCCCGTCTGAGGAAAATGGATTTAGTACAGCTATACTATTAAATACAGCGTTAGATAATGTAGGATCTAGTCCTGCATTTTGGAATTTAATTAAACTAGGATTGTTTATAACAGTTAAAGCACCCGCTGCTACATTTGATTGTAACCCACCTCCAGTTAAATATCTTACAGTTAAAGTTGTATTATATGGAGCTATACCATAAGTATCTGTAAATAAGAAATTTGTTGGAGAAAATGCTGTTGTTAATTTTGACTGTTTATATGGTAGTCCTAAACCAACATTATCTGGGTTAGGGGTAACTTCTTCATCATTATTTTGAGTGTTAGTTCCTGCTCCAAATTGTATTTGTAATAATGTAGGATTTATTACTCTAGTGACAAATCTTCTTTGAACTTTTTTAAGTTGTAATAGATATGGAGTATCACCAGCATCTGTAGAAAAATTAGGATTATTTATATTAGTATTTTTGATATTATCAAAAACCATTTCTTGAGCTAAGTAAGGTACTTCATACCATTTATTCCCATCACTATCTGTTATATCTAATATTCCTATAATATTAGAATCATTTATATCAACAGTTTGGAATCGTTGTGGATTTGTAAAAGTAAATGTAGTTGATTTGATTTCAGCTGAGATTGCTTTTCTAGTTTTCTTTAATAGATAATAGTTGGCATCATATAATGTTATTTCTGTAGGGTCAGCTGAGCTAGAGTAAGTAAAATCAATTGGGTCTTGAATTAAGAATTTTGAAGCTACATTAGTTGGAGATTGAATTGATAAATTTTCAGCTATATTTAAAGCATAATTAAAATCTGGTTGGTTACCAACAGATGGAACTTTTTGATATAGATCAATATCAGTAGTTGATACAGATACAACTTTAGGTTTATAACCTAACATATAAGCTAAAGCATATATGTTATTTTGTTGTCTTACATATTGAATAAAATTCTCTTGTATTTGGTTATCTAAATAGAAAGACATAACATCTCCTACATACGCTGCCATCTCTATAAACATAGTCCCTGGTGAGGATGGGGAGAAATCTGTGTATGATGTTGGGAAATAAGTTTGAGCGTAATCAAAAAGTGATGTTCTAAATTGATTAAAATCTTTATTTAAATAAGTTATATTTCTATTTTCGGTGGCCATGTTTATATAGATACATTTATTCTGTCAGTGTTACCTTCAATTGTATAATATTTAATTTCTATATCAATAGCATTATTATCATAGTCTGGGGTAGCTGTTACACTTTGTAATGTTATAGTTGGAAATAAATCTGTTAAGTCATTAGTTATTAAATTTTGGATAGAACTTAATACTGTACTATTAATATCATCAAATAAGTATTGCTCAAGACCTAATCCAAAATCGGGGTTTAATACTCTTTCACCTTTTCTAGTTAAAACATAATTAATAATATTTGATCTAACTTGAGTGGTAGTAGAGTATGTTTGATTAAATATAGCGGCGTTATTGAAAGGTATAGATACTCCTATAGCTACTCTTCCGCCAACATCTACTGGGTTTATATTTGGTACTCTGTATGCCATTATCCCATTAATCCCATTATTTGATCTAAACTTACTTCACCACCAGGTAAACTTGAACCTTCACCTGCTGTATTTACAGGAGGAGGAGTATATGTTGGTTGAACATGTGATGAGTTAGCGGTAATAGTAGCGTCAAATTCGCCTCCAATCATACCTCTTAAACTACGTTTAAGATCATGATTTACAGTTGATGTTGTTCCTGCTCCATGTACCATTACTGGTTGGTTTAAAAATGGGGTAGAAGGAGTGCTGTATGATTCTTGTACTACTGTTTTAGGAGCACGTACTGCTTCAAGAAGAATATCTTTTAACTCATCTTGAATTGCTTCACGTACTGCTTCTTTTATTAATTTTTTTAAAGCATCTGTTTTCATATCTATTATAAATATTTAATTAATCAGCTGTTATACTAGGATTTGAATCTATTATGAATTTTAATTGGTTTATTAGTACTGTTGGGTCTGAGGCGAATGATGAATCTGTTTTTAGAATAGAAACTCCCTGTTTGTTTTCAGCTGAGGCGTATCTTCTTATATATTGACTTTTATTAGTTTCATCAATTTTTACCACTAGATTAAATCCTTTATAAGTGTTATCATTTTGGTTTTCTATTGTAGGATTACTTAAAACATTAATCTCATCATTTATTTGTTCATAAGGAATTCCAGTATCTTCAGAACAAACTTGTAATAAAATATCTAACATATTTAAAAGTTTTATAATTATACCAAAAAATATACCAAATGAAGCGGCTGTTATTGTAATAATATTAACACTTTTACTAATATTATTAATTTGTTTTTCACTTTCAATAAGATAAGCAGCTACACCAGCTGGGGCAGGAGCAGGGATTGCTTTAACTGCTTGGACACCTATTTTTAGTCCTTGTAAAACTAAAGATAAAATTCCAGTATATGTAGCCATAGTTGTTATAGTCTCATAATTATTATTTAATTGAACAACTAATTTATTACGTTTATTAATTAACTCTCTTAATTTAGCTTGACTAGGACATTTTCCTTTTACAAGTTCTATAATTTGGTCTAAAGGAATATCTTTTAATACTGCTTGAACAACACTAGTTCCATAAGCTATTAATAAACTAATAACAGCTGGAATTAATATTCTTTTAAAAGTTTCTTTATTCTCATTAAAAAATTTAATTAATTTATCTCGAGTTGGTAATTCAGATTTAAGTCTAGCTAGTTCTTCTTCTTTACTTGTAATCTGTTGATTTATATCACTATTAGCTGTAGATGTTATGTCCGGGGTTGGAGATAATGTTAATCTAGAAACTTCATATATTTTATTTGAGTTAGTTTCCATTATCTTTATTTTTTATATGTTCTTTTATCAAAATCATTTATAATAACTATTTGAGTTATATCATTATCATAAATTAGTTTTGTTATTTCAAATGATTTATTTAAAGAATTATTAGTAAGATATCCTTTATCATCTCTATTATAAGAGACTATTATACATCCTTCTGAGCTGTTTTCACTTGAACCAGCATGAATTCGAATACCATTAAAATAAAATTTTGGGAAATTTATAACTTCTACTGCTTTTGGGCCTTCATTACCTACTCTAGCGAATACACCTTTAGTAGAGGAAGGAGACCAATTAGCTGGGTATTTTCCTTTGCCTTTTAATGGGACATAATTTTTTCTAAGTCCTTCAGCCCCAGTAGTATCTAGATTAATATAATAAATACCCGCGGGTATAGCTGTTTGTTTATCTATTTTTTTATCAAATCTAACTATATCTTCTACAGTGTATGCTACTACATTACCATTATGATATAAAGTTCCAATTGTTCTTCCTCCAGAACCTGGTTTAGCAAACGGGTGACCAGCTTCTATTCTTCCATCTCTTATTAAAACTAATGTATTATTTTGTTTATAAGTATTAAATAATAATTTAGTAGAAGGTAATAAATTATCTATAGATATTTCTTTATTTAACGCTACATTTAATGTTAAGGGTGTCTCAGATGTTAAAGAAGGATTATCAATTTTTTTTAAATCATAATTTTCTTTTTCAAAAGTAATATTAATATTATCAATATTAACATCAGTTGTTGGGAAGGAGAATTCCCACTCACCATCATCATTAGTAGTTATATTTTCATTTATATTACTTGTAATATTAATATCTGGGGGAGTAGCTGATGTGATATTTGCTCCAGTAACATTATTTAATGTTTCACCAATGTTATTTATAGTATCAGTTATATTACTTTTACTTTTAATAGTGACATTGACTCCTGATAGTGGGGTACCATCAGATGTTACTACTTTTCCTTTAAATATAGATTGAGGTGTTTCTTCAGCCATAATTATTGTCTAATTTTAATTTTATTAGATAATAAACTACCATTATCTTTTGGGGATTTATCAAGAACTTTTAAAATATCATCACAAGTAGCTTTTAAACTAGTTCCAACTACTATAAAGTCTGATATTGGGGCTCCAGTAGAGTCTACTGCGTTTGTCACTGATGTAGCTAAACTTTTTAAACTAGTCACTAATGATGATAGTTGCTGTATTAAATTTTCTCCTAGTACAGCTGATTGTAAACTAGTTCCTTCTGTTCCTTCTGATGATCCTAAATATATTTTATCTGCTGTTAGAGCTATTTTGGACGCGTCTACTCCTACTGTTTCCCTACAAGATAATTGTATTGATTTATTAGCTAAAGCTATTATTGAGTCAGTTTTAGCGTTGAATACTAATCTACCAGAATTTAAAACAATTTGGTTGGAAGAATATTGGTTTACATTAGTTGGAGGAGTTGAGGTATTTGATGAAAATGAAAAATTATTTGGGCTTGAAGCAAATAATGGGATAATTTGATTAGAAGTTAAATATATAGAAGATAAATCATTATTGATATCTTCAACTACAGGTATCCATACATCAGTTAAATATTCTGCTTGTCCATTTCTTATTATAGTTAATGGGTCTCCATTTGACCCAGTAGAAGACCAATTATTAGGTATAAAAGCATTATTAACAGTGGAGCCTAATCTTATTGAATTACCCCATCTGCCCTCATAAATTATATCTCCTTCATATGGTAATAAAGGATGTGTTTCTATTCTTTCACTGAATGTTTTACCTAAATAGATTTCGGAACTATCATCTGTTATTTGTCTAACAGCTCCTTGGAAAGCCTCTTGGTAATCTACTTGTTGGTTTATATTATTTGTTGGGTTATTATCATATCCAGGTATAGCATTATGAATTTGACTATTCCACATATTAAGTGGTGGGAAGTAATAATATGAATTAGAACTTAAATTTAATTGTATATTTGAATTAGGTAATTGTACTAGATATATAATTTCATTAACTAATGGATAATTTTTAATATTTGGGAAAATAGGTGTAGCGTATTGTTTTTGACTAAATGCACTCCCAGTAATAGGATTATCTATATATTCCCAAAATATAGTTCCTATACTACTCCAATCGCCAAATTGATTAAATAAATGTTTATTATTAATCCCATTTACTTCTTCAGAATTATCAAGTATAATATATTTTACCCTAGCAGGAATAATAGTACCTAACCCAGAATTAAATTGAGGGGCTCCATTAAGTTGTTGGGTATTAGATGTTGTATAAACAACATTATTCATCCCAACTGTACCAAATGATATATCTATACCCATTATTCTTCGGTTTTAAATTTATCTATCTCAGCTAATAACTGTTGTTTTTCTTCCTCAGAAATACCAAAACCACCATCAGTATTAGAAGCATTATTACTCATAATACGTTGAATAATTGTAGCCATTTTAATTAATTGCTCATCATTTTTAACACTTATTTCTAAGTATTCTTTAATTAATGGAACAATTAAAGTAGCGTCACCTATACTTTGTACAAGTGGTTTTAATTCAGAAATTAAGATAGATATTTGTTTCTCTTTTTTCTTTTGGTTATCATATATTTCCTCTAATATATCAGAGAATTTCTTTTTACCAAAAACAACATTATCTAAATTACTCATAATATTTATTTTATTTATAAATATCAATGATGGAAATCTGTATATCCGTTCTCTAAATAGAAATAATAATGTTGTTTAAATATAACATATAATTTATCGGCTATTTTAGTGATTTTAGGGGTTTTAGCGTCAATAATCTCACGAATGTATATATACAGTGCTTTCTTATTAAAGATGTCTATACTCTCTCTTTTACGGAATAGTTCTAAAATAGTATCTGCAATTTGAGCGTCACCTTCTTTAGGAAATAAACTGAATATATTTTTAGTACAATACTTAACATACTCATCTATGAAGTTAGATAATTTATCTTGAGCTGATCCTTCTTCAATTGAGTATGAAAAATTTTCATTTGATTCTATTTCTTCAATAGGTGCTTTATCAATACGTTTTTTATAATTTTTAGTATTAGTGATTATAAGATAACGTTTTGCGATAGTCCCAAAATATGAAAATGCTTTAGCTCCTTTTTCTGGGTTGAATAAATGGATTTTAGATAATAAAAATGTTATTACCTCATGTTGTAAATCTTCAATATTATCTACTTCTGTGTAATAAAATTTAAAGGTATGAATAATGTTTTCTGTTAATTTAAAAAAAGCATAGTGAATACGTTCACGATATATTTTATCTTTTAATTCAAAATCACTAGTATTATTGTATAACACAATTACATTCTCAGTATCTTGAGTAAAATACTGAGTTGGTTTCTTTTTAACTTTCACCTCGGTCATAATTTTTTAATATTAAATTGATTTAATATATCTTGTAATTGTTTAATCTCTTTAAAAAAGAAACCTACTTCATCATCTGATTCAAATGAGCCTCTAGCATCTACTTCTTTAAGTTTTTTATCTGAGAATTCAATGATACCTGATATTTTATTTAGGTAAGACATATATCCTGCTAGAATATCTTCTTGACGTTCATTCTTTTTAAGAAGATTAAAGGTCGTGTATCCTAAGATCACGACCATTATTCCTAATATAATTGTTAATATTATCATAAGTCATTTAACATATTCATTAATCCTGTACTTTCAATAGAACCTAATGTTAGTTTTAATTGTTTGTTTAGGTG